CACCCGCATGAAGTTACACGTCTGTCACGCAAGGTCTTGGCAAAGACGGTGACGGACTTCCCGCAGGCACAACGACATTCCCACTTCGAGCGGGGGTGATAGTGCAAGGCCGTCAAGTGACCAAACACCTGACCGGTTAAATCCATGAACGTCGTCATACCCGCTTCGACGACTCACACGAACGCCAGCGTTCCAGGGCTTCAATCCGTTGACTCAAGACTTCAATCTGGTCGATCAACTGCCGCTTGGTTTCACGCAACTCGGCAATAATCGAGCGTGTTGAATCGTTATAATTCGGATGCAGCGTCGGAATCATGGGGTGAATATTCGGATAAGCCATAACCACCTCGGTGTTGGAATAGACTCTAGTTTAACACAGTTTTATTCTGTTGTCAACTGAAAGTCTATTGTTCTACTGTCCATCGTGATGATCGCCACGAATAACATCCAACAGATCGAGTTGCTCTTCCAAGTCATCGCGTGTGCTTTTCACCTTGTCTTTGTAATACGCCAGGGCCGACTTCTTGAAGTGAGCGGGCTTCACTTGACACTCCAATTCAGCGCGTTCGGCCATCGCTTTCTGCGCGTCTTTCTCGGCCTCCATACGCAACAAACTATCCCCGTATTCCTTCACGAGATCGAGTAACTTGATACGGATTTCGGTATTCATACCTTCTCACCTTTGTTCCAAGCATTTGAAGGCCGGTGATTCAGCCTTCGTTTCATCAATCGACATTCACTTGATATGGCTTATCGTACTCGTAGTAGTATCGACAAAACTTCCATGTCCTAACACAAGAGCGAATCGTATCAAACGAATAGCTGGAAACATACATATGATTGTTATCAGCAATTGTTCCATTTAAATCATTAACATTACGACTCTCACCAGCAATCAGCGTAAACCTCCGACCGCTGCACTCCAGCGTTAATCCAGATTCTTTTGCTTCTTCTTGCAACTTCTTAAAAGAGATATGGGATTCAAACAAATGATTCGACATTACACACCTAGTTAGAAAGATTCGTTTAGATAGACTTTTGATAGTCAATCGGTATCACAAACCGTTAAGCAGATAACGGAATGTGATATTGTTATGAGCAGTTACGTATCAATCGTCAGAACATTCTTCGTCATCTGAAGCATCAACATCAACACCAGATGTCTTTGAATCAATGTCATAACCAAGATGACGCATTGCGTCGCCAGCATTGGCAAGGCCATTCTTTTCAATCGCCTTAACAAGCTTATCAATGCGCTGCGTATCTTCATAAGCAGCAGCACCAATCTTGATCGCGTTATCAGTGATATTCTGACGACGAGTAGCTAAGTGTTCTTTTTCTGCGTATCGCAGTAACACACCTTCGCCATTCTCAAGTTTAATCAACTGGTTTGCATAAGCACCCCAATCGAATTCACTTTGATCGACCTTCTTGCCTTTCGGCTTTGAACGGCTATTGAATACATCAGATACGCATTTACTAACAAATTCGTCAAGCAAAAACGTCACGTTCTGCTTGCTAATCTCATCAACAACCATTTGAGAAACAGATTCGCGTTTGAACTTACCAATACACGAATCAATCGTTTTGTTCGCAAGGACAATAATATCTTTGCGAGTTACTACCTGCACTTCATTGCTCATCTTAACTCCTCAATTACTGCAATAAAGTTATCAATATTTTCCTTCATCTTTCTGGAAACTTTGATAACGTGGTCAACTGAATATTGAGTAGATGATTGAAAATCAACCCAATATCCTTTCAATTTAAGCAACTTCTTTTGAGAATCCAATTCAGTAATCAAATGGGCATTAGTTACAAGTCCATTCATAGCTGTCATCAATCCAATGCGACTTTTTCTTTCTGTCGTCTCGCGTTCCTCAATGATCGACATAGCCTTTTCAAAAGTCAGTTCGCCAGATGCAACCCGATCAGCCAATTCATCATCATACTGACGAATCTTATTCGCCTTCGCGCTTAAATCATTCTCACGAATTATTCGTTCTCTTTCGTTGCGCTCGATTCGCTCCGCTTCTTCCTTTGCATCACGATCACTTTGTTCCGCAGACGCTATGGCTTGAGCCAGAGATAACCGTTCATCGTCTACCAGCGCTGCCAAGTTGGGATAACGAGCGCGAACGTCATTGAGTTTCTCGGCATTGGCTTGGCGTATTGCTTCCTCTTCTTCCCGGCGCTTTACGTCAATTTGAGTCTGCTTAAAAGAATCGCTCAATGTGATAAGACCATTCACAACGTCATAGCAAATTTGAGGATGCTCTTTGCCATCTGGAATAGGATTATTCCGCCGCACATAACGGGCGTTTGAAAGATAGACTTGTAACGTCCCACTTAAATTTTTTAAGTGGGAATGAGCGCCGCGTTTCGCCTCTGGAAACTGCATTGCATAGGCCATTGCCTTTTGCCCATCACTAGCAGTTCGTGTGCTGTAATTGCTTCTCAAAACAGCTAATGACGGCTCAACATCAGTGACAATAACAGGAGGAACAATCCCGGCGATCTTTGCAGCTTCCCGGCGATTGCGCCCATCCAACAACATCATCACACCTTCAACTTCCGCAATGGTGATCGGATAGCGATGGTCAAAGCCGTTATCCTTAATATCCTCTGCCAGTTCATTCAACTTGTCAGCGGGCCACATCGACCAGATATTGGCGTCCGCAAACACCGGCAAATCAAACACATTCAAATCAAGACTCATTGTTCACCTCGTTTAACTGTTCAACATAACGCACGATCAGCATCTCAACAAACTGTCGCAACGTCTTCTTTTCCTTAACTGCCTGAACTCGCATCATGTAATGGATCTCTGGATCAATCTCGACATGAACACGAGTTTTCTTTGTGTCATCGCTCATTGTGGACTCGTTGAAGTGTTAAAAATACAACAAGGCTAAGGTTAGCACACCACTTTAGCATTGTCAAGACCCATCGTCAACAAATCCACAATCAGTCTTTATTCCATCAAAACGTCTCCACGTCCGAGCGTCGATCTAAATAGCTTTTCGAGACCGGGAACTTCACTTCATGGTATTGAAGTGAACTGTTCTCAAACCATAAGCCAAACTTGCCCTCCACACCCGTTTCACGATTCTTGACAATCGAGAGAATAGTATCGGGAGGATGGTCTTCGGTGGACGGTTCAACTTTCTTCTTTCGGCCATACGTCGGTTGCGGTTCTTCATCGTTCGGATCAGGCCGTCGCCAAATGGAAATCACGCTGCTGGCTTCATCGGTAATCGCTGCGGCTCCCCTCACTCCGAACTTGCCCGGTCGATTGGTTTCACTTTCGGGCTTTCTTTGATGTACGACTAAATGGGTGGTGGAGTCGTATTGATGATTGAAGTCACACAGTTGATCGACAAAGCTCTTCTGTCCATCGTAATCATCTTCGCGAATACCGACCTTCGTTAAGGAGTCGCAAATGAAGTTTCTAATATCGTAACGCTTGACGGCATATTTAAAGACTTCCAACACTCGTTGGGTCTTGACCGTCCCTAAGATATGCACCATCCAGCACTTCTCATTCAACCACTGCATCGCTCGGCGGATCGTGGCTTCATCGGGCCGAGCTTCACCAGTAATCTGTCTGACCATCCGATAGAGCGTGACTTTACTTGGCATTTCGAGTGAGCAGATGCAGAACTTTTCACTCGCCGTCATCCCCTCAATCGCGACTTGGTTCAATGCGGTCGATTTTCCCGATCCAGAAAATCCCGTCCAGACAATCAACTCTTCTCGTTGGAAGGTTAATGCGTTCGTCACACTCTTCCACGGCGTCTTCATTCCTTGATAGGAACCGGGCTTGGGAAAGAACTTATCGAGAACATCATCGGTAAAATAGTCGGCGGGTTTCAATTCGGCAGGATCGAGGCACTTGGAACTGAGTAAATAACGATGAAAGGTTTTGATGCCCTTCGCAAAACATTCATTGGCGTCTTTATAAGGGAGTTGAATGACGCGGATGCGTTCACTGCCTAAACGAGTAATGATTTCCTTCTCGGCTTCCTTACCTGGGCCGTCGTTGTCCATGGAGAGATAGATGGTATCGAATCTTGATAAACGATCATAGTCTTGGTCAATCCAGTCTTGCTTCTTGCCGCCGCCGCCTCCGTTCGGTATCGAGAGTGCAGGCAAGCCGCATTGATGATAAGTGGCACAATCAACTTCGCCCTCCGTTAACACTACGAATCGTGTCGTTGGATACCGGAGTTCGAGTGCATCCCATCCGAAGAGGCATGGTTCTGCGTCTTTCTCTTGCCGACACTGTTTCTTGCCTTCTGGCGTTCGTTCGATATGAATGTACTTCGCATTGATAAACAGACCTTCACGAAGGTAAGGAAACACGATCCACTGACCTTGATCTTCGGAAATACGGAAGTCTTCTAAACATTGATCGGTTAAACCGCGTGATTTGAGATACTGATAAACCTTGCCTTCCTTGTTGAGTCGTTGCACCGACTTCGGCTTCGGGGGACGCTTGTACTCTTTCTTCGGGCGAGAGTCCTGCCCGTCGTTCACAATGCCCATAAAGGAACAGGCTTGC